TGAAATCCTTCGGGGCGAACTCGCTAGCCGCCACCATCTTGCTGAACCGGAATGCGTCCTCGAATGAGGCGAGAGCCAACCCTCTCGCTGGTGCCGTGCTTGTGCTGATTTCCGTGGTCATGTCGCGTCCCTTTCTGCGATGTAAAATGCCAGCCTCAGCGTCCTGCGTTGGCTGGTGGGTCCCTTCCTGGGCAATCCCGGCTCCGCCGGGCTCCGTGTTTCAGTGCGTGATGTCCTCCGGGTTCACCACAATCCACGCGCCGCTGCACTCGACGGCCAGGCGGCCGGGCTCGGCGGTGAGGACGTAGCCGCTCCAGCGTTTGCCGCACGTGCAGCCGCTAATGAAGTCGCCAACTGCGGGGAGGTTGGCCGGTCGGCCGTACGTTTCCTGCATGCCGGCGACAGCGGCGGCGTACTCGTTTTCGTGGGCGTCATTCATGGCGAATCCTTTCGTGTGGGTGGCGTACTGTAAGGACGTATACTCAAGCGTCAAGGGGGCAGACCAACAAAATGAGGGGAGTCGAAACTTCGTACAGTAGTTAGCGTCGGCGTTAGATCGTGGCAACATAGCGGCGGCGTTAGAACTGTCAACTAAAAAAACGGGCGAGCGTGCCGAGAACGAAGTCGATCGAGTGAGCGATCGTCTGGGCCAACTCGCTCGATGTGCCGAGCTCTTGGCCGACGCGGATCAAAAGCAGGGATTTCATGGCGGCATTCCACTGGCGTTTCATGGCGTGGCCCTCCTTGGCCGTAGAGTCCGTTGTGCGATTGCCACCCGTTTCGCAGCTTGCGGCAGGCCGGGTGGCCCCACCTTGTGAGTTGGTCAGGCGATCCCGCAGGCCGTTTGAATCATGCTGCGGATGGCGTCGGTCTTGTATGCGGCCATAGCAGCCTCAACCGTTGAAAACCGCTTGCCCATTCCACGCCAGGCACGATTCATGGCGTTCTGCACCACGACTTGCACGTAGTTGGTTGCGCCACGGCAAACCACCACCAACGCTGCGTGCTTTCCGCACTGCATCTCGACGTACAGGTAGTCGTTCCCGAGGGCGGTCTGGCGGCTGGTCTCGGTGATCATGGCGTCCATCTTTCGTCTCCCGGTTTGCGTTGCGTCAGGTCTCATGTGCCCGACGCCCGTATTCTAGCGTCGGCGTTAGAACACACAAGAGGTGAGAAAAAGATTTTTTTCTGTGCTGTTTTCCCGCAGGAAACGCTAGTTGGCCTTAAAGCCGCCAGCCTTCCGGCCGGTCTTTTGCGTCGAGCCTGCCCGCTTCTTAACCTCGACCTCGTCAAAGACGCGGGCGGTCGGTGCGGCTAGCCAGGAGTGAAGGCCACCTTTTTTCGGCCCAGCGATCGCCAGTTGACGCATGCGCCCCATGGTCACGCCAAGGATCTTCGCCGCCTCGGCGGTGGAGATCAGCTTCTTGCCTTCGGGTAGTGCCACAACCATGCCCCAATACTAACGCCGGAAATAGCGGCGTCAAATCCGCCGCTTGCCCCGGTCAGCCGACCCACCGTAGGATCGACCGCCGGGGCAATGTTCGAGTGGAGGCGGCGGGAGTTGTACTTATGTACACTACTGGGCAAGAAAGGGACCGACCATGAATCTACTCACGTTTTCCGACCTTATCGAGCGGTATGCCACACTTCGCAATCTCGACGCCAAGACTGTGTCGCTGTACAGGGGGCTGAACGACAGGCTGGCCCGGTTCTTGGGCAGGGAGCCGACGATCGCAGACCTCGATGACCTAGTGATTTCACGCTACCTGCGGTGGCGGGCGGAAACTGTTGGCTGGAAAGGCAAGAAACCCAGCGCGGCCAGTGTCCAGAAAGACAAGGTGATGATTCAGGCAGCCTGGAACCTAGCCGCCAGGAAAAAATGGGTGAACGAGTTTCCCGAACTTCCCCGCATCAAGGTGCCGGTGCGTCTGCCCACGGGCCGGGCCTACACAACAGAGGACGTGGCGAAGCTTGTCGTGCGGGGCAAATGCCGCAAAGGCAAGACGGGCGGCAAGCCTTCGGCCTGGTGGTGGCCGACCGTGCTCTATGCCGCGTACTGCACCGGCGAGCGGTTTACGGCCCTCACGTCGCTGCGGTGGGGCCAAGTGGATCTCGACCGCCGCAAGCTCGTCTTCCTGGGCGAGACGCGCAAGGGACGCACGCGGGACATTGAGCGAGACATAACGCCAGAACTCGCCGCCATGCTGGCGACGCAGAAGGGGCAGCCAGACGATCTTGTGTGGCCCTGGGACCGCAAGAGCCGAGCCCAATGGAACAGCCTGAAACTCCTCTGCAGGCTCGCTGGCGTGCGATACAGGGGCTTCCACGGGTTCCGGCGTACTGCGGCGTCATACGCAGCCCTGGCCGGCGGACGGGCCGCAGCAACGCAGCTGCTCGATCACGCCGACCCTGCAATGCAAGAGGTATACGTCGATCCGGCGATCTGCCCGCAGGAGCGAACCGTGCTCCCGCCGCTGGATCTGGGCGACCGGCCGCCGGCCGCTTGACGTATGTCAGCCGAGCAAGCGGGGAGGCGACGCGGGGGAAAGGGAAAAAACCCTGCGCCGCCTCGACCCGCCGCCCGGCTCATGAGTCCACTCGCCGCGCCCGCTCCACCGCCAGGTCGCCCTTCGTGCGGCTCAGCTCAGCGAGCAGCCGCATGACGTGGGCCGCAAGCGTGCCGCTCGTGCCCGTGTACGCACCGCTGAACTTGCGGGCGTCAAACTCGCACTGCTGCAGGTAGGCGTCAGACAGCGGCTCAGCCACGTTCCCTCCGCAGCATCACTAGGCAGATCATGGCCCACATGGCGGCGTCCTTCAGCGCGTTCTCGTAGTCCACTGGCTGCCCGTTGGCGAACCGCTGCATACGCACTACGCAGTCCGAGAGATCGCACAGGCAACGCCGCCAAGGCTCAACCGCACAGAGGGCCGACGCCTCCACGTTGGCGAACGCTGAATCCTCGTGACCGTACTGGCCGGTCTTTTCGACGTGTAACGCCAGCAGCTCGTCGTGCAGCCTTCGCCATTCGCTCGAGCCACGCGGCAGGCTAATCGCTTGGCTCTCGTCTTCCGCCAAGAGCGAGTCGCCGAGGCATCGCCCTTCACAGTATGCCGCTGTCATGTAGTCCCTTTCTGGTTACGCCGTTCTCACTGTGCCGTCGTGCATCACGCGATAGTTATGCACATCGAAGGCACCGCCCTTATGTATGGCGACCATGGCAAATCCCCAGTTCCACCTGTTAATGCGGGCGTACTCGGGCCGCAGATCGCACAGGCAGCCGGTGCTCCAGCAGCCGGTTTCCTTGTGCCACATATCAGATTCGGCGTGATTGCTCGTCCGGTGCGAGTGGCCAACCATTACCGTCGAGAGCGTCTTCATGAACGCACCACGGGCCACGTTGACCGGCGCGGCCATGCCGCTGGGCAACTCGTGGCCGTGGAGCACGGGCAGCTTCCCGAGCAGCACGGGTCGCTTGTCCTCGACTAGCTCAATGTTGTGCTCCGTGAATCCGAGCCAGGCCGTAAGGCTCATGCGTGGATCGTCACTGATCTCGGCGGCGTGTTGCCACAGCCAGTGCTGCCACCGCTCCTCGTGATTGCCCGTCTTGTAGACGATCGGGATGTCGGGGAACTCTTGCCGCAGGTAGGCGAGGAAGTCCCTCACGGCCTCGAGCTCGCCTTTGAAGTCCCTCTGCTTCGGGTCTTTCATGTAGCGGCTGATCGCATAGAAGTCTGCGATGTCGCCGTTTAGAAGCAGGGCCGACAGCTCCTGGTCTTTGAGGAATCCCACGGCCGCAGCCACTGCGATCTCTGAGTGATACGGCACATGCACGTCGGACATGATGCCGACGTTGCCGATGACGTTCATGCGATGCGGCGACCACGCCTCGGCCATCGACTTGGGCATGGCCAGGATCTCGCCAGACTTTCTTGGTGCCCGAGGTGCTGCTGGCTTGACGTACTTTCTGTGCTTCGCTCCGTGAACGCCAAACTGGCGCTGCATCCTCATGCGAGCCTGGTGCAGCGTGATCGCTCCGTTGGCCTCTTTGACGAGCCGCCGGGCCAGTGTCTGCGCGGGTGCGTCTGGGTGCTTCTGCGCGAGCCGTCGGGCCATCTCGGTGATTACGTCACCCGCCATGCTTCTTCCTCCGTGCAGTTGCCTTCGGCTTCCGCTTAGCGGCATCACGCCGCAGGACCATGTTGCCGTCATCGTCGATGATGCCGAGGCCCGTGGCCTCATCGTCCTCGAAGTCGAGCTCGGCGAGATTAGGCCGCTGGGCCTTCGGCTGCGGCTTGCTCGGCTTCTTTGGCACGCTTCGCCTCCGCTTTGCGGGCGTTGTGAATCGCACGCTTCACGAGGAGCCTAGCGGGGAGGTCAAGGAACGGCAGGCCGCGCTCCTCGGCAGCCTCTCGCAGAAAGCCCATGATCTCGTCCATGCCCTCCTCGCTCTCGCACCAGTCGCAGCCCTTGGCGTCCATGTAGGCGGCGCGGCTGGTGCATTTGCAGTCGGGCGAGGCTGTGATTCCGATCTTTGCGAGAAGTGTTTTTAGCTCGGTGCCTGGGCCGAAAACGCACGCTCTTCTATGTCTAGCGTTCTTTGAGACGTGGCCGCAACGCACGCAGCGCAGGTCTGCACCGTATCTGCACATCGCATCAGGGAGACGTAAAGTCATAGGAAACGACGCCACCCGCGCCGCCTTGGCCGCCCCTGAGAACGCTCGGGGTGGTGAAGTTACAGTCACCTCCGCCGCCGCGAGTTACTGCCATAATCGGCGCACCAAATTCCCGAACGGTATTTGGCGGCCTGACGAGCGAGTTGTATTGCAAAGTCCTCGAACCACCTGAAGGAGTGCATGTAACTTGATATTGCACGAAAGCACCATCACTCAGGGAGATTTTCCAGAACCATCTGACCTGTCTTCCTCCACCAAATAAATCAGCAAATTCCGTGCGATCGAAAGTGAGCGTGTACGTGCCCATAAGAGAGGCAATGTCTGTGCCAAAAAGCGTGTCATATGCAGCGGAGACTGTGCATTCGACCGTGGCTGGCGGAGAGTTTGGGCAGTTGCATTTATCAGGCCCACAACAACACGCCATCGCTACACCTTGAACCGCAGGAACGTGGCCGTAAACGTGGACTGCACAAAGACGCTGGTGGCTGTTCCAGTCACGAAAATCGTAGACGCAGTGACAAGCGTCTTGCCGATTGAGATCGTACAGTTCGTTGTGTTTAGCGTGGCCGACAGAGTCACGTCAGTCACGCGGCTCGTGGATTGCGTAGACGAAACGACGATGCCTGTGGTGGTCGCCCCTGCGAAAACGGCCGTTGCCGTCTCAAAGGGCACGTCGATCAGATACCAGGCCGTGCCGTCTTTGGCGATAGCGCAGTCAGTGGCGGACGCTGGTGCGGGGAACGGGAAGAACAGATTCACCGCCGCCACGGTATTCGGCGTGGCCGTCTGATTGCGGAACGTCACCGTTTTCGTGTCGTTGATCGACCACGCGCCGGTGAAGGTGCAGACGCGGAAGAGCTTGGGATTGCCAGCCACGCCACGGTTGCCAAACGTCAGCGGCCCCGTGTCCCGGTCGCCACCCTCAACGGCTCGCACCACCTTGGCGATCCGCTCTGCGGCCGGCTTCGTGAACGTGACGCGCTCTGTGCGGGCAGGCTTGCCGTCTGGCTTCTGGGCCATGGTCAGTCCTCGAGCACGGTGAGCACCAGGCGGGAGCCACCTACGGCAGCCTTCGCGGCGTAGTTGCCAGCCGCCAGCCGCAGGATCGCAGCCTCACCAGCACGCAGGCTGACAGTCTCGTGGAGGTTCGTGCCGTCGAACCGGCCGAAGCTCACGGTGTGCGTGGTCTCCGTGGCGAGCGAACGGGCAAAGCACAGGCCGAGGCTGCCCATCGTTGCCGTGCTGATCTGCGTGACGGCAGTGCCGAGGTTCAGCGTTACGGCCAGAATGCCGGCCGTGGCGATGTCGGCAGTGATTCCAGACGCGGCGAACTGCTGCGAGAGAGCGCCTTTCTGCACTTGGGCATTGATCGTGTAGTTGATGTCGGGCATGGGGCGGGCTCCTTAGAACGGCGGGGTGCCGAAAAAACCTGTGAAGTCGATGGCCTGGTGGACGCGACGCAGCAGCTGGTCTGGGTTGCCTTCCGCGCCGGGGTATTTCATGTTGCCGGATTCGGTGAGCGGCTGCGGGGCAGAGGCATCTACCCTTTCCTTTTCGCTGCCCTCGCCCTGATACACCCAGCATTTCGTCTTGCTGCCGCCCGTGACGTAGTGCCAGCCCACGTGCGGGATCTTCATGACCCACGTGCTAGAGCGGTACACAAGCTCGACGCTTACGCTCCAGTATTTCACTTCAACGTCGTTCACCACCTCGAGCTGCTGCTGAGCGGAGATGCCTTGGCACAGCCAGGTGTATGCAGCGCCGCCAAGGTACGGTGCGGAGTTGATGGAGTTTGTGACGCTGCCAGCAACGGAAAGCGGGAACGTCGGGCGGTTGCCGGTAATCGTCGCCTTAATCTCGCCCTCAACGGCCTGCAGCCCTTCGATGTAATCGCCCGCAGCGTTGACGAGCGGGCGGATGTCTGAATTGCTGGAGCCGTGGTAGTAGTACAAAGCGGGCACGGCGGCACTCGACACGGAGAACGACCACACGTCACGGCGTGCCAGCGGGTTGGGCTGGTAGTCTTCCGTGCCTACGTTGGGCACTTCGTAGCGGTACGTGATCTCGGCGTGCTGCCGGTCTGGCTCGGTGACGCTGCCTTCCGTGCAACGCAGGTAGGTGAATTCCGGATGGCTCGCACCGTGGAAGATGCCAACGGTGTTCAGCAGCAGCTGGTGCGCGACAGGCTGCGTGGTCGTGACTACGAACTTCCGCTCTGCAGTCGGGCTTTCGCCAAACCGATGCGTAAACGTGCGCGGCAGAACTTCGCGGAAGGCAAGTACGGACATGGCTAGTTCAGGATCTCCACGGTTCCGATCTGGCCATTTCGGTTGATCTGCTCGAGCAGCGTGACCTGCTTTTCCTCGGCGGCGTTTGGTGCAGTGCTTGCGGCGCTCTGCTCCATCTTCTGCTGCAGTGATTGAGTTGCCGTGTCGATGGCTGCGTTGAAGTTGGCCTGGAAACGATTAAGCACGCTGTTGGATGCCTCTGCGGCGATCTGCGCCTCGAGTTGTGCAATCCGTTCGACTCGCGCACGATCCGCCTCCTGGACGGCTGCAGCGTTTGCGATCGGCCTGCCAAAGCCGTCAACAGCTGCGCCTTGCCCCTGTGCTGCCGCCTGCTGCTGAGTGCGCAGTGCGTCCAGTTCTTTCTCGGCTTCGTTGCGGATGTCCAGCCCGAGGACAGGAGCGAACTTCTTTACAAACGCCTCGATAAATTCAGCCAACTGGAAGAACGCATTGCCAGCCAGCTTGATGAAATCGAGCAAGCCGCTGGCCACCTGCTGGGCAATCTGCTGCGGCCCGGCCTGCCTAATTACTCCAAGAAGCTCCTGTGCGATCGTGCTAATTGGGCCAGCAAGCTCGCCGAGAATCGTGCCTGTCAGGCCTTTGACCGTGGCATACACCGCAGCGAATGAATCGTTCATGTTGTCGATCGCCTTGACGGCATCTGCATCGACAACCTGGCCGAGCGCGATGGCTTCCTGCCTCATATTCGTGAGCGCACCAGGGCCAAGCGTGAACAACTCGCCAAGCTCGATGCCGCCCTTGCCAAAGAACTTGACCGCCGTGGCGGCCCGCTCGGCAGGGTCTGCAATCCGAGAGATCGCATCCACCACCTGCTCGAACTGCTGCTCTGGGGTCGCCGCCTTCAGCTCCTCAAAGACGATGCCAAGGGCCTCGAACTTCTTTTGGGCCTTATCGTCCAGCGAGGCCGCACCAATGTTGACCGTCAGTTTCTGAATCTGCTTGGCGAACGATTCGACGCTGACGCCAGTATCGGCGGCGGCCCGTGCATACGCCTGCAACGCCTCGACGCCAACGCCTGTCCGGTTGGCCACGTCGTTCAGTGCGTCGAGCTCTTCGCCCACGCTCAGGGCAAACGATGTCACAGACGTGACGGCCCCAGTCACCGCGCTCGTCAGGCTGAGAAAAGCAGTGGTTGCCGCCTGGATGCCGCCCAGAGCTAGCTTGCCAATCTCGATGTTCTTCAGCGTGCCGAGATCGCTGGACGCTTTCTTGCCAGCCTCGCCCATAGAGTCGAGCTTGGCATTCACATCGGCCACAGCCTGAGCCAGCTGGGCCGTGTTGGCACTGATCTGCATTGCCAATCCAAGTGCCGTACTCATGTCATTTCCCGTCTAGGTCGGTTTTCATCTGGGCGAGCACGTCGAGCAGCTGCGAGCGGTGTTGCGGCGGGGCTTCGGTTGGGACGAAATCTGCAGGCTTTGGTATGTGGCCACGCCGCGAGTACGGGGCCAGGACCGCACTAGCAATCACTCCCGTTTGTGCCCACGAGTTGTCGAGCGGCTGGTAGTAGCGGGCAAACGCCAGCCACTCGCTCAACTCTCGACTGTCCATCCGTTGCTCGAGCTCGCCAACCGTCATTCCGAGATGCCCGGCCAGCATGAACAAGAACCGCCGCGATGGTCTGGCGTTAAAGCTCGCCGGCTAGTTCGACTACGTCCGCCTCCGTGAGTTTGTTGTGACGCTGGGCCACGTCGAACAATTCGCCCATCACCGCACCATCGAGCTTCGCCACTTCATCCAGTTCGTTGTCTTGGTAGATCCGCACGCCGTGCTCGTCGCAAAGGGTGCGAGCCAGGTAGAACGCACGGAAGTTGTGGAACTTCTCGACGCCTTTGTTTCTGATGTCGAGCCAAGCCAGCTCCCAATCGTCACGCTCGCCGACGCTGAGCACGCGAACGAACACGTCCAGGTTCCATTCCTTTACGTGGACCTTCAGCGGCTTGCGGACGCTGGCGGCTTGAATTTGCTCTTTCAGTCCCATAGGTCAGTTGTCCAGAAGTTTGAACGTGACGGTGTAACGAGTAACGCCGTTCACCTCATTCGCCACGCTCAGTGACTCCCATATTGCGGGGTTCGTCAAGGATTGCCCGCCGCCTGAGATTGCCAGCGTGGCACGCACGCCGTAGTTGCTGGTGGCAGTGTTGTTGCCGCCCAGGCACTCGACGCTGCACGTGCCGGCTTCGTCTGTCCAGATGACGCTGCGGCCCTTGGATGGACCGCCGCCGTATGTCCACGTCAGGCCTGTGACTTCTTGGAACTCAATGCCGTTCCACGTCACAGACACACCAGCGCTATAGCTCGCCACGGGGGCCTCCCTGTGGGACTACGGCACCTGGAAGGCGGCAGAACCACGCACGGCGTCGTTAACTGTCAGCGTCACGCTCGATGACTTGCAGGTGGCGGTGACGCTGAGCGTGATTCCGCCAGTGATCGCTAGCGTGCCCGTCTGCCCCTGAGCGATTGGCGTGCCCGAGGCTGCCAGGTATTCGATGGTGACTTCCTTGCCAGTGTCACCAGCCGAGCCCTTGAGCGGACGGGAAAGCGTGAGCACCGTGCTGCCGGTCGTTTGGCCGAGGTGCGAAACGTCGATCTGATCGGCGGCAGCTTGGTCTGTGATGCTGTAGGTGATGCTCGTGACGGTGTACGTTGAACCGGCAAAGGACAACGTCGTGCCGCTGGAATCATGGGGCGTATATGGCATGCTTTATCCCTCGCTCCACCACACGTCGTAACGCTGCGTCACCTGATAGACCGGCGGGAGATCCGCTCCAGCCAGCTGCACGAAATCGTCGGACTCGTCTTCCAACGACGCCTGCTTGACTTCTGTATTGTCCGACGTGCCGCCGTACCCATCCAGAACGCGACGCATGGCGTCAGCCACCTGACGGGCCTCTTCGTAGGTCGTGCCGTAAATGCTGTACTCGACGCTCACGCGGGGCATGCCCATCGGCCCGCCTAGCGTTTGCTCTCTGTCGATGCCTGAGCGCCGCCACGTGACGAACGGCAGAGCCGCCGACGCCGGGGCCAGCACCGGGTAGATCCTCGAGCTCACGAGCGACGTGACGGCCGTGGTGCCAACCAGGGCAGTGCGGAGAACGGCTTCAGGGGATTTCAGTGACATGGCTAGAAGGGTGTTGGCCCCACGTCCGAATTGTTTCGCCTTACTGGGAAATTGGCGGCAAGGTCTTTCTGTGCCTTTAGGAGCGCATTGGTCATCTCAATGGCCAGCTGCCCGCGCATTGTGCTTAGCGACTCCTTGTAGGCAGTCTTCACTGGCGGCTGCCCCTTCCTGCCGCCAACCGGCATTTCTGGAATCCGCAAAAGCTCGCCACGCGGAGCCTTCTTGAAGAACGCCTTGGGATACTTCGGGGACGTGTTGACCCTGACAACGCCCGCAAACTTCCCACGCTTGGCCACTCGGGCAATCTTGAACTGCCCCATCGTCTTGAAGCTGGACGCAATCGACGCGCCGCTGCGCCGTGACGATGTTTTTATGATTCGCTCTTTTGTGCCGAACTCCACGAAGCCAGCGTGGAACGCTCGATCCTTCCCCTTCTTTACGGTTCCGCCGCCTGCCGATTTTGCTTTACCGCTACCGGCTGCGGTAAATCCAACCAGGCCAACCGCATTTCCGCTCACGTACGTTTTGACTTTGCTGGTGATCGCACGAGCGAGATTGCCGGTCGGCCCTTTGGTGACGTTGCCACGAAGAGCAGTCAGCCCAGGCTTTAGGCTGCGACGAATCGCCGCACCCATGTGTTTCCTGGCAAGGCTCGGCCGGAACTGGCGGAAAGCCTTCTGCAATTCCCGCAGCTCGGGAAACTCAACTTTCACGTCGATTCCGCCAGCCATCACGTCACCTCTTCGCAGATGGCAACGTGCTCGGCCCGGTTTTTGTACTCGAGCAGGCTGACGATGTTCAGCGTGCGAGATCGCCACGAGAACCGATCACGCTGCGTCAGGCCCTGCAGGTAGCGGAGCCGCACGCGGTGCGTGATTGTCGTATCCTGCTGGCCAGCCGCCAGGGCTTCGCGGGAAGACACGCCTTCGACGCTCGCCCACACGGCCGACGAGTCAGCCCAGGCCAGCACCGTTTCGCCGAGGGCATTGGTGGTGCCGCTGGCGATCTGCACCGTGACACGCTCGCGGAGCTTGCCGGGGTCGATCATCGGTAGCTGCCCCACTTCTGCGAGTCCAGCAAAGACTTCACGCCATAGGGCACGTCCTGCGGCACGGCACCCGTGGCAACAGCCGCCAGGCGGCTTTCGTACCAGTGGGCAGTAAGCATCAAGATGGCGTGGCGGATCGCCGCCGGCACACTTGTGCCGCTGGCACCGTATCCGCCCCACCAGGTCACGCTGATCGCGTTATCGTCCTGCAGGTGCGGCGGCCACGTCTGGCCGTACAGCGTCTTCACGGTGCCCGGCACGCCGTCCCGGTCCACGCGGTAACTGGCCGTCGAGTAGGTAGACGTGGTGCCGTTCTCGTACGTGAACGTCAGGGCAACCGCCGTGGTAGTGCCGGCCGTCGCCATCGGCGGGCGTGGCAGCTCGATGTCCATGGTGCCGTCTGGCGGAAACGAGTCGAACCGCATGACCCACTGGGTATGCACCAGCGTGCGATCCAGGTACTGCTCGCACCACTCACGGGCCGCCGTGATGAGCGAGCCGATGTAGGCATCGTCGGTGGCCGTATCGACCCGCAGGTGGGCCTTAGCCTCTGAAAGCGTCACAGGCTCAACGGCTGGAGCGGTCTGGCGAGTCAGGCTTCGATATTGCACGGCGGCGTTTCCTGGGTGTGGCGTCGGCCGTTTCGGCTTCGTGCTCGACGGCTGCCGTCTCGATCAGTTGGCCCTGCGTGTCCTCAACCGCCACGCGCTGGGCGAGCAGCTGCGTGGCCAAGCCGCCGGAGATGTCCACCACCTGGCCCTTGCGGTAGGACCGCCACGCGCGGGTAAATGTGATTTTCGTCATTGGGGCACACTCCATGCAGTCTCGGGCTTCTTGCTTGTGTTCGTGAAGTCGGTTGTCCATTGGAAAACAGGCTTGCCGAGATCACGGCCCGGCCACGTCACCACGTACTCGCCGTGGCCGAGAACCACGCGGGGCGTAACGAACACACGGTTCCCGCTCTCGCGCCAGTTGCGCCACCAGTAGATGTCCGGATCTGTGCGGCCCTCATTCCACGAGCCGTCTGGGCCGGGCTTGCTCCAGAACCAAGGTTTTTTCGCGCGCTTCAGGGCGGCCGTGGAGATCACGGTAAGCCCAAAGTGCGCCGTGTCCACTTCCTGCACAGGCTCGGCGAACCACGACGCAGGCAGGCTTGTGGTGCCGCCCTCTGGCGGATTGTCTAGCGTGCCCTTCAACGTCAGCATGGGGCGGCCGTCTTCCCGCTTGGTCTGCAGCCCCGTGATGGCGTCACACTGAAACGTCATCGCCAGGGCAAACAAATGTTCGCAGTCTTCCTTCGTGAAAAACGTGTCGTAATCAATGCACAGCAAATATTCGCATTTGTCTATGAATTGCTCCATCACCCGCGTGTTCACTTGGTCCCAGAACGCACCAGTGCCCATCGTGGGGCGAATCCCCAAAGGCATGAGTGCCTGAGCCCAGGCGAAGTGGTTGGCCGTAAACGACAGCCTGGGCATCGACAGGATGGCCTCCACCCGGATGTCGGCCTCAGTGCCACCTACTCGCACGATCATGCGTGACTCCAAAAGAGAGCGGGCCGCCCCGTAGTGGAGCGGCCCGCCCAGTCTGCACATCGAGTCAAGCCGTCAGGCTCACGCACCAACCAGGCCGATGATCGGGCCGGCGACGCTCGAGGAGCCCAAATTTGCATGCGTGATTGCCACTCGCGCTACCGCCCGAATCACGGTCTGGTCGCTCAGGAAATTCACCTGATCCGAGCTGGCGATCTCGATGGCCTGGCGGATGCCGTAGTAGCTCGAGTTCGCCATGTTCCCGTAGAGGGCCATGATCGCACCCGTGGAATCCGCACCGCTCGGGAGCCGGTCGGTAAGGACCACTTCCGAGCCGAGGAACGTCGGACCCATGCCCTGCGAGAGACCCACCGACCCGCCCTGGGCGAGGTCGAGATTCTGCATGCAGGTAGCGAAGAAGAACGGCGAGCAGAACCACTTGGCACCCTGACGCGAGTGCTGCGGAACCGCAGCCATCATCGCCAGAAGGTTGGCCTTCGTCACCTCGTCGGGCGTGTCACCGGCAGCCGTCACAAGCGACGCGGCGTAGGTGGCAGCCGAGCCAGCGAGAAGGCCACCCGTGTGGCTCGTCACAAGACCGGCCACGCCAGGGGCGTTGCTCGGGTTGCCGGACCACGCAGCCGCTTCCACGGCGTTGCTGAGCGTCAGGGCGAGCTCGGCAGCGATCCAGTCGGCGATCGACACGATGGAGTCCTGCAGGAGCTCCGACGCGATGACCACCGCACCCGTCACCTTCTTCGCCGTCAGCGTCACCTGGTTGCTGGTGGGATCGCTGGCAGTGATGGCCGAGTTCTCGTCGATCCAGTAGGCCGTCGCACCGGCAGTCCGACGCGGGAACAGGAGCACGTCGCTCGGCATCACCACGTTGGTGGCGTTCTGAGCGAAGGCGGAATACTGGTCCACGAGCCGGATGACGGTCGAGGAGAGCACGTCAGGCACGAAGGCCGCACCGGTCGTGGAACCGGTCGAACCCTGGGCACGAGCCTCAACGCCGTGGTCTTGGCACCACCGCTTGGCCTCGGCGTCACCGCCCT